CCACCGCCGTCAGGTAGTGGTTGAGGTCGCGCTCCAGGGCGTTGGCCAGTTGGTCTTCACGCAGTTCGGCGTTGTTGTCGTCGTTGCGAATTTTCACCGGGCCATCAGTCGGCAGCAACTCAGAGCGGGCATTTGCCTGGAAGCGCAGCACCGCCTCCAGAAGCAGTGGATGCCGCACCTTGCTCATGCCCTCCACGGGAGCGCCGTCGGACGCGCCCTGGAGGCCGGGAATTTCAATCTGCAGACCCAAAAGCTTCAGACCCTGGGTGCGGCTCTCAATCCAGTCCTTGCGGCTCGATAGATCGTACTCGACGCCGTCAAGCAAGTCGCTGGCGATCCGATTTAGTTCGCCGCTCTCGATGTCGTCAACAAGGTTGTCGAACCACTCCAGCTTCGCCTCGCGGTCGCCGCCATCAATAGGCCGACCATCAGTAGACACGGTGACGGAGCCGTCACCATGCTCAATCTTGATGATATTGCCCTTGCTATCGATTTCGGGCAGGTCCGCGCCCTCATCAGCCATTTCGACAATAATATCGTCGTCGCCGGGGCCCACATCCTCTTCAGGACCGGGTTGGCGGATGGCTGAAGCGAGCCCCGGCGTCATCGGCATATTGCTATTCCTCTAATTCGGCGTCCCGAATGGCTTCCATCTCTTCGACAAAGAGATCAATGCCCTGCTTGGCGGCTATATTATCCGTATTAGCCTTCAAGGTATAGACACGTCTATGATCAAAGGGAGGCTGACCCCAAACAGTCACCTCCCACAGGGCTGGAATACCCTGCCTGATTATATCAACAGTCGCCGAAGCCAGTATCCGCTCGTCTTTGAGGCTCATTTGGCCAAAATCTTCTCAAGAGCGTCGCGGGCAATGCGGGCCATAAGCTCAGGATCGGGACGATAGGCAATATGGCGGCCAAATGCGTCGCGCTTGCGGCTTCCGGCGTCCGCAATCGCCTTCAGCGCCTCGACGGCGACGTCGTTTGCCCGTCCCGCTCCGGCTGCCGGAAGCTCGATGGTGTTTTCCGCCGCGATTTCTTTATTTTCGATAGTTTTTGGCGCTCTAGCCATGTATTTTCTCCTTTAGGCGGGGTACAGTGGCACATCATTGCCCCCTGGGTAAGTCTTCATACCTTCGATCTCTTCAATACGCTCTTGAGATCGGACAATCATACCTAATTCGCGCAAATGACGCAGGGACATCGAGACGGTGTCGCAGTTGTGGACAAGTTTTCCATTTGCGTAATAGCAATGCGCATCCTCAACCGTCAGATTGTAGACGGGATAAGTAATATGGGTGGGCTTTTTTATTGAGTCCGCGATTGTATCTTGAAAATTTTCCTGTGCACTTGTTTGAGCAGAAGACTTTGGCAGAGGTTCTGAAAGAGAATTGACCTCCGCACCACCGGCATACGCCACCTTCAGTAGGTAGCTTATGAACTTTTGCAGCCCTAGCGAGATCAAGAGATTTTTTAGCATTTTCACGATGCCAAGCCCGCCCCTCTTCCGACCTGTGCCACGCTGAAGCAAGCGGTCGAATAGACGCGAGATGCTCGTTGTGACCCGGAGGCATTTTTTTAGGAAGTCTCCGATGCACACTTTTTGGTAAGCACTCCAAATTCTCAAAACTGCAATTAAAAGTATCGCGGTCGATGTGATTGACTTCATGGCCATCAGGAACTGATTGATTGGAGAAGTGTTCCCAAACAGCGACGTGCAGCCCCTTTGCGCGCCTTCTTCCGGCATTGGTTTTTGATTGCGATAGGTAGTAGCGTCGTTTTCCACCCATTCGTTTGTAGATGACGCCGTTGAACTCCACGGTTTCAGGCGGATTGTTCGGATCAAGTCGCATAGTGATAGCCCTGCGATGTTTTCAGACATTGCTACTGTATCAAGTTCTTTCCATCCTGTCCAACAAAATACCGGATGGTTTCCGGTTCCTGTCACGGAATCTCGCGTGATAACCGGCTTGGAGCCGGTCATACCGGCGTCAATAACCCTCTTCCATCCAATAGGCGTCAAAACCTTATCGTTAGTATTAACTTCGCTAAGTTTAATGTTTCCACGTTTGGTTGTGATGATTGTATCGCCAATTAAACATAAGTCGTCGTGTTTTCCCTTCGGAAACTGCCCGACTTGCTTCATAACCATGTCCGCCCACTCCTTATCCGGGGCGTAAATCATGCCCTCGGAAAACAGATGCTGCACGGAGTACAGTCGGGACAGCTTATCAATGCTTTTAGGATCGTGAAGCTGTACCGAGAAACGCTCATTCGAATACAGGCGCCGCAATTCCTGCGCCACCGAGATGCCTGACGCCTTGTTTTCGATCAGCAGCTTGTCAACCTTGAACGACTTGCACGTCTTGGCGATCTTATCGACAAGCTCATGTATCTCAAGCCGAGCCTGCCAAGCGTACATCATCATGACCTTGGGAGCCTGCTCATTGTACGCGCGGTCCATGTACTGGGGCCTGCCGTCCTCATCAATGAACCGGCTGGCGTGCGCCATAGAATCCGTGGAGAACACGCCCCAGATCGTCATGGCGCTGGCGTCGTTGATCTCCTTGGTCGTGTAGGCCGTATCCAGTGACGCCAGAATAAAATCCATCGGCGGGTAGACGTCGTCCGGCCACAGTTGCCACCACTCGCGCTTGATGACGCCGCCGCCAGCGGGCTCGGGGCGCTGCTGCAACTGCCCGGCAGCCGCGAACGGCCCAAGAGCCCGCTCAAGCCTGTTAACCTCAGTGTCGCCAAATCGCTCCGGCCACAGCAACTCACCGGGCTTGTTGCGCGGGTCTTCCCAGCCGATACCGGTCACAAACGCCCGATCTGGCTCATAGCGCATAGGCAGGCAGAGGTGCGTCCAGCCGTCGGCCTCGCGCTCAAGGATGTGACCCGTCAAGTCGTCTTCAGCCAGCCTCTGCTGGATAATGACGTAGGCGCCTGTCTTCTGGTCATTAAGACGGGTAGACATCGTTCCATCCCACCACTCCTTAGTGGCTTCGATATTGGCTTCGGAGAAGGCTTCAGATGCAGAGTTTGCGTCGTCTACCACGATTACTGAACCACCTTCACCCGTCACCGCCGCGCCAACCGACGTGATCAGGCGCTCGCCGCCTTTATCATTAGAGAAGCGGGACTTGGTGTTCTGGTCGCTGTTCAACTTAAACCTGTCGCCCCACAGTTCCTGATACCAGGGCGACTCAATAAGCCTGCGGCACTTCACGGAGTCACGCAGCACAAGCTGATTGGCGTATGACGCCATAAGAAATTGCACGCCTGGGCCTGATGTCGGAGACTTGTTTCTTTGGGCCCAGGTCCAGGCAGGAAAAGCTACAGATGTAATAGTACTTTTACCGCAGCGCGGAGGTATGTTGATAATCAAACGCTTGATTTCGCCATCAGCTACAGCTTGCAGATGCTCTGCTACTGCTTCAATCGGCCAGCCGTCAGTCCAGTTTGAGGCGTCAACGTACTTCCACGCATTGCGCAGAAATTCATACAGACTATCCTCGCAGTCTGCGCGGTCCAAGTCCCGCAACTGCTGCTCAGGATTAACCAGTACGCCACGGCCAATGTCGAGCTTCACTTGTCGGCAAGCTCCGCAATACGCCTGCGCAGAGCCTCATTAAGAGGCGCATTGCATTCGTCGCACAGATCAAGAAGAGGCGACCCGTTTGTCTTGTACAAATTTTTGGGTTCGCCATTGAAATTAAAAAGTTCTTTGGTGCAAATATCGCATCTAAGTACAAAAAATTGCGTCATTCCTCGTCCTCCTCATATTCATACTCATCACCGTCGGTGACATCTTCGTAGTCGCCTTCAATAAGATCGGGAACCTCATTGATCTTTTGAGCGACAGCCTGCGTAATGATCTGCCGCAGGGCTTGGCGCTGCTCAGGCGTCAGGTCGCTGCTATCAATCACATCTCTGCGTCCGTCATCGATCATCAGCGGCTTGCCGTCCTTGCCGGTCAACTCCGTGCGCTTGATCTCGCGCCAGGGGTCGCCGCCACGGGTCTTCAACCAGAAGATCGCCGCCGTCACCGCCGACTTATGCTCCGGGTCCGTCGCCATCGTGTAGAGGTTGTTCGCCACGTTCACATTCATCTTGGCGTCGGCGATGTTCAGTTCGTAGTCGTAGTGCTTCCTGAGCGTCTCATCAGAGATGCCGATCATCTTCCCGATCTGATCATGCGTCATACCCATACCCTTGAACTCCAGCACCTGACGACGGAATACGTCCGTCGGCTTGTGCGGGGGGCGGCCAATGGGTTTGGGCTTCTTTTTGGGTCGGCGTCGTCGGATTGGGGGCATAATCAACTCCTATCTAATCTATCTGTTTAGCCGTCTTGCTCGTCGTCGGACGCCAGCGGAGCGGGATTCGTCGCATCAATGTCAACCTCCGGCCAGTATGGGCCGGTCATGAACGACAGCCAGCCGTTGCGCCTGCATCTGTTTATCCACAACTTACGCTTGCGCTCGTACTGCTTCTGTTTGTAGGCGGACCACGTCGGTAGGTGGTGCCCAGGCTGTCCGGGCGCGGGTGGCTCACCTAGCATCGCCATAACTCCGATACTGCTTAATACGCCGGTGCGGCGCGGTACTTTTATGGTTGTATGGCGGTTTTTTTGGCTTGTACATACCCCCCTGTTTGTTTTCGCCAAAGGGGTGGGGGTGTTTCTGGGGAGGGGGGTCTGTTTGGGTATTTTTGGGGGGTGTGTGGGTGCGGCGCGCGGTAACCCCCTATAGTACTATTTCCTAATAGGGCGGGGGGTGGGGGAGGGGTCAATGCCCCATCATTGTCGGGTCAATTGACACCGCACGTGCACCTTCATTGCCCCATCACATGCGCCATCAATGCCCACGCATTGACGGGTCAAAGTCAGGTGACGCGCAGGGGCGGATTACACCCTGCGCAGCTTCCTGCGCTCTCGACCGGCGACCGTCGGTCGCGTCCCCGTGCGGCGTGGCGCGGGCTATGTGCGGGGATCTGGCGTCGTCGATAGCATCTCCGTGTCAATATCTAATGCACGCATCATAGCGGCGCGGTGTTGACGTTCAACCAAATAAATCGTGCGTCTGACCAAAAAAAGGTGTTGCGCGTCACGCGGCGCGGGTCCATAAGTAGGTCGTCGCCCCACCGGGGCGCAGCCGCCGCGCAGCTCGCGCGGCTCTCATCCAGGGAACGTGACCATGCCTAAGCAATCCGGATTGATCATTTATCGCGGCCCTAGCGCCTTGGACGGCGCGCCTATTGTTGTCATCGTCACTGGACTAGACGGTAAAGCGCGCAACGCAAAGACAGGCCTAGTTTTGCAGACTTGGATCATGCGAGACGATATCGCGCCGCATTTAGCTCTCAAAACAGGCGATGATGCGAGCGTTTGCGGTGACTGCATTCACCGCCCCGCCAATGGCGGTTCTTGCTATGTGCGGGTATTTCAAGCGCCGCTTGTGGTTTGGAAAGCCGCGCAACGCGGCCTGTATCCAACCGCCGAAAGTTACGGCGCTATCGTTGAAGCCGGGCGCAACCGCGTCGTGAGACTGGGTTCGTATGGTGACCCTGCCGCCGTTCCTGCAGCAATTTGGCAGGCTCTTGTGTCGGGCGCTACGGCGCATACTGGCTATACGCATCAATGGCGCAAAGCGCCGGATCTTGCGGCGCTTTGCATGGCTAGCGCGGACAGTGCTCACGAAGCCGATGAGGCGCATAGCAAGGGGTGGCGCACTTTCCGCGTCCGATCCGTTAGCGAAGCCGTTGCGCCCGGCGAGTTTATTTGCCCGGCGTCTAAAGAAGCTGGCGCTAAGACTGATTGCGCGTCATGCCGAGCCTGTGGCGGCAATACCGCAAAGGCGCGCGCTAACCCGGTCATTATCGC